AGCGGAATTTGGTGAAGTGGATGATTGCCATAGGCTGTGCGAGGTCGTAGTTTTTGAACCAATTCTCCCAATCCTCGAACGATAAACCGTCGTTCAGAGCAATTTCGTTTTTTCGCTGATACACAATTCCGATACGAGGCAGCCCGAGTTTGCCGTTCACAAATTCCAGCCGTTGGATTCCCACGCCGTCCTCCTTTGTCAGCCGGGCAATTTCAACCTGTTTGCTGCGATAAGGTTTACCCGTCCATTGCCGGATTGATAGGCAAGCCTCACCCCGTTCAACCTCGGCGATACGTTTCTTCCAAAGTGGGTAGTTCGCACGTATCGTGTGGATTTTTGGAATCGTAGTTTCCCAAAAATCTCGGTAAATGCACGAGTAGTTATCTCGGCCTTTAATGAATTTTTCCCAAAAATGTGTTGGCTCGCCAGCCCGATTATGTCCGGTTGGGAACCGCTTTGAAAGTGTAATTACATACGTTTTCATACTGTTATTGAGGTTAAATGAATAATCCGAGTTCTTTTTTCAGTCGTTTGTCGGCGATTTGTATGTATTCGGGATTCAACTCGAACCCGATGTATTTGCGGTTGAATTTTCGGGCGACTATGCCCGTCGTTCCGGAACCCATAAATGGGTCGAGGACGATTCCATTTTCAGGGCATCCGGCCAAAATGCAGTCAGCCACCAATTTTTCGGGGAACGTCGCAAAATGCGCTTCTTGCAGGGGTTGTGTCGGGATTGTCCATACGTCTCTTTTGTTCCGAAATTCCCTGTCGATATATGCGTTGCCGCTTTTTGTCCGGTAAAACTTTTCGGGGGTAGCCGTGTATTTGTTACCGCCGTAGCGAGGTGCATTTGTCGGGATTGTGCCGCTTGTTACGGCTTTTTCATGGATAGCCTCACAGTCGAAGTAATATTTCGGGGATTTGGTGAGCAAGAAGATATATTCATGGGATTTCGTACACCGGTCTTTCATACTTTCCGGCATGGGGTTAGGCTTTGCCCAAATAATATCCTGCCGCAGAAACCAGCCGTCCGCCCGTAACGCAAAGGCCAGCATCCAAGGTATGCCGATGAGGTCTTTGCTCTTGTAGCCATCGAATTTCTTGACTATGGCCGAACGCCCGACAGTCCCTCGATTTGTCCCCTGTTTGTATTTCATGGCATTGTCGGGATAGTTTGCTGCCCCTTTTCCGCTGCCAGCATAGCAATCCCCGATATTTACCCATAATGTTCCCGCAGGGGCTAATACCCGCCTTACCTCGTGGAATACGCCGACCAGCTTTTGAATGTATTGTTCAGGCGTATCCTCTAACCCGATCTGACCGCTCACTCCATAATCCCGCAGGTTGAAATACGGCGGGGAGGTAACACAACAATCTATGCTATCGTCGGGCAGATTGCGTAACCCCGTAAGGCAGTCAATGTTATATATTATATTCGCTTCCATATTGTTAGAATGGGCAATCGTCGTCCGGCATATCGTCGTCTCGGAAATCAAACACGCTGCTGCGGTATGCCTCCTCCAACAGCTCTTGTTGGTGTTGTTGCAGGTGGTTGGTATTGTCCCATGCAATAGCGTCGAAACTTGCGCCGTCGAACGGTGTGTACCGCCCGTTGTTGATGTTGTACTTGAATAGGCAAGTCCCGCACTCTCCGAGGTGTCGGAACTTGACTTTCTGAACGTGAACCTCGACCGTATTTTCAAGGCGGTTCCGGTGAACCACGATGCCGAAATCTGCTTTGTTGTAGAAGTTGGCCGAGCCGCTGATGTCATACAGCGTCGGGGCTTCAATTACTCCGTCTTTGTTCTTCGGCTGCTTGGTCGGGTGCGCCATCAGAATTATGAGGATGTCATTGATTTGAGCGAAATTCGTCAGCTTGTCGAGCAGTTCGCTGATGTACTGCGTTTCATTCCGGTTTCCCTGTTGGCTCTCCAATCGGTTGTATGGGTCAATTACGAGGGCTTTAATGCCCCGCCGCCGGACGAGGAATTTGGCTTTTTCGAGGATTGTATCTACTCGGAAATTATCTGCTGGGCTGATGAAGTAAAAGTTATCTTCGAGGTGTTCTTTTACCAGCCGATATTCCCCGAATTTAAGCGTTTCCTTGCTGAATTTCTTGCCGGTAAACTTCTCTATCAACTTGGATGCGTGATAGGCGAGCGGGGCGTTTTCGGGGCTGAAATATGCGAATCTCCACCCGTACCGCATATTGAGCCGTTCGGCAATTTCGTCGATGAACTCCGATTTACCGCTGCCCGGAATACCTGTTACGATGCAGAGGCGTTTGGTCTCGAATGAACACAACCGGTCGAAATTGTCGTGCCCGATTGTTACGCCCTTTTGCAAGCCGTGTTCAAAAATGGCGTCCAGCGATTGCTCAAAGTCCGAAACCGTAAAAATACCCTCTACCTTTACCTCCGGCGCATCGTCGAGGCATTTCAGCAGGCTATCCCGTCCGAACTTCATCAAATGCTCGTTGGCGTCCTTGCATCCCTCCCCATATTCGAGAATGCGACAGCGGTCAGCTCCGAAACGCCGTAACAACTCGTCCCGTAAGATAACGCCTTTGGTGTCGGTGTCCGATGCGATGAAAATCGTATCTTTGTCGTCGAAATACTCCTCGATATAATCGTCCAGGTAAGAGAGGTTGGCATTTGCCCCGTTCGGAACGCTTACAACGTCGGTACGGCCACACTCAATGAACGAAAGGGCATCCATTTCGCCCTCCGTTATGATACACTCTTTTTGCCCTTTGATAGCGTCGATATTGTATGGCAGCAATTCTGCCCCCGATACCATTTTGAAACACTTGTCGCCCGTGCGGAACTTCGTGTTTACCAATTCGCCCCTGCGGTAGTAGTTGAATTGGATTGTGTTGGCCTGACCGTTTTTCTGTGGCATCCATTCCATACCCTCCGTAACCCGCATTTGTTCGAGCGTCTTTTTGCTGATACCCCGCCCTGCAAACCAAGCAATGGCCTTGCTGCTCATAGCAGTATTGCCTGTCTGTTTGGGTTTTTTGTATTCGGGCTTCTGTCGAGCCAGCGGGCGAGGGTTGTAAAACGGTTTGTCCCACCGCTGCTCTTTTTCGACGGCGCAGCCTGCCCACCCGCAGTAGTGGCAGTTGAATACACCTGTCGCCAAGTCCACCGATAGGCTTTTATCCCGTTTGTTGTGGCGGCTGTCCCTACATTGAGGGCAGTAGGTCTTGATGTTGCCGCTCGTGCGATTGTACGGGATTTCTATTCCCAACTCTCTCCACCGCATCATAACAGCACCCATTTTTGCGTTGAACTATCCCAAGCGTATTTATCGCCCGGACGGGGAGGAGCGTTCATCGGGATTGTAACCTTTCCCGACCCATACGTCCGGCGTCCGTTCTCGATGCGCTCATCACAGCCGAGGGTGGTGGAACCGGTTTTGTGTTGCTGGCCTTTGTTGGTGTAGTTGCCCTCCATGACCTTAACCCAGTTCGTGCCGTTGCTGAACAGCCAATCGAACGTCGCTTGCCAATTCGATTTGTTTTCGCCCCGCAAGAAACTGGATGCCTCGACTGCCTCAAACAAAGCCTCGCAGGTCGGCATCCAACTTTCGGGCTTGCCGAACTCGTTGAGCCGGGCTTTTATCTTAGCCCGACGAGGGTCTGATAACTTCGATATTTTCGGTAGGCTCTTGCATATCGAATTCCACAGGTCGGCAATATCCTGATAAGGATATTTTATTTCTCCTTTCTTTTCCTCTCCTTTGCTCTCCTCTCCTTTACTATGTTGTTTCGGGTTGCCGCTTGCATCAGTTTCATCAGTTTTTACGGGGTTTTGGCTCGCCATAACTCCGCCATTATTCGGCATACTTGCGTTTTGCCCCTCTGAAATGCGCTTCCGTTCACGGTTTGCGAGCAAAGAGGAGAACCGTTGCTGGTGGGCTTTGGAAATGAGTTTATTCCCAGCCCGCTGCAACAACCCGATTTTTACGCAGTATTCAACAATTTCGGTCAGCTCGCTAACCGATACGTCATAATCCGCCGCAAGGAGTTCGATGTTTATTTCCTCCCACTCAACCTCGAAAAAATCGCTGTCGGTGAGTGTTTCCAACAGGTAATTCCATACGGCATACCCTGTGTGGGAAAATTTACGGCGGAGAGCCTTTATTTTCACGTCATTCCGCATATCAGCGTCATGCGTGAAATACTCTGCATTATTTTTCTTGGGTCTTGCCATATCCTTAATTTTTAAGTGTAGCTAAGAGTGATTGCCGGAGGTTTTCGTTGTGGGCTTTCCACTCGAAATTTGCCAAACACCATTGTCGATAGCTGGCCGGAATGTCGGCGATGCGCTCGCCTTTATACTTGCCGAAAGGCATGACCTCGATAACGGCTTTCCGCCCGGCATCCATTGCGTCCACGTCCTGTTTCGTTACCCGTCCGATGTCGCTGATAGGTATGCCGCTCAACAGCTTCCCGCCGCTGCCGAACATTCTCCATATCTTCCCCCGTTCAAATGTGATGTCCTCGACCTTGCCGAAACGGGCTACATTGCCGCCGAGGTCGATAATGAGGGCGTCCTGTTTGCCCTCGTCGATACGTGTAGCACGCCCGATGATTTGGTAATACAGGGCGATTGAGGCCGTTGAAATGCCGAGAACAATACAATCTATCCCCGTGTAGTCGAAACCCGTTGAAAGCACCCGCACGTTGAAAATTACCCGTATGCGTCCGGCTCGGAACTCCGATATGACGAAATCCCGTTGCCGCTTATCCATATCGCCGTATATCACGGCTGAATTTTCATACCGTTGCGATAGGTCGATAGCGTCCTGTACGCTTGGAACAAACACGAGGATATGCTTGCGGTCTTTGTTGCTGTTGAGTGCGTCGATTATGCCGCCTGCGCCGTTGTTGGCATTGTATGCTTGTTGAACGCTGTATTCCGTGTATTCGGATTTGGAGGAGTTGAACACGAGCATACTGTCGTCAAAATCGGCAGCCTGATACACGAGTTTGCTCCAAAATCCGAGTTCTACCATTTCCCGAACCTGCCCGACGTGGATAATGTCCTTGAAAAAATTGCCTTTCTTGCTGCGGGAGGTCAGCATCACAAGTTTGGAAAAGGTGTTGCCGTCGAGGTCTCGGTTGGTCTGTAATTTGACAGGCGTGGCCGTTATGCCGAGAACGTGTGTGATCCCGCTTTCTTCGAGGAACTTGCCGAGCATACTATCGGATTCACGGGGATATAGATGCGCCTCGTCAATGAGCATTTTGGTAAAGCCCATTTGTTTGAATGTCGCTCCGAGCGACTTTATGCTGCCGATAGTGGCGTAGGTAATTTGTGCGATGTCCTTTCGACCGAATGATGCGGAGTAGATACCGGCGTTGGTTACGAACCCGCATAGCGATAGGTATTTTTTGTAGTTCTGCTCCAACAGCTCCTTTGAGGGCTGTAAAACGAGCAATTTATCCGTGCAGTTCTTCGCAACGAAAGCAGTAAGGATTGATTTTCCCCACGCTGTGGGGAGTACTATCAAACTCGGTTTCGGCTTCTTTTCGTTGAAGAATGCAATCGCCTTGTTTATCGGCTCTGATTGATTGGAACGTAACGTAATCATAGCCGTATAGTGTTAAAAAGCACCGTATTTAGGGCTACCACGCATAACAGGAGCGTAGGGAGGCCTTTCGGCCACTCCCACCCATATACAGTGCTATGTTCTTTCTTATTCATACTCTGTTACTTTTGGTTTTGCGAAAATAATAAAATGATTATAATACAATCATATTTTGAGCGAAGAAAATTTAACTGTTCAGTTTATACTCCCATAATTGCCCTAAAAAATCATTTGGTGTCATTGTCTATCTGCTTTTTATTGTTCAACTTCCTTGTCAGTATGACCGCTCGGCGTTTGATATTGATAGTCTTGGTATCTTTGTCGGGCAGGTCTTGTAAAGCAGCGAGAAGTTTGATAATTTCCTCTCGCTGCTGGTTTGATATTGCATACATTCCCTCTATTTTAGGATAAATCGGCGTGTGCCCGGTACTATCTTCGTGAACTCTTGTGCAAGGTCGGGGTGGACTTTCCCGAAAGCCTTGCTATCGAATTTTGCGCTGTCTTTGGACGTTTTCCACGTTGCGAGGGTTTGGCCTCCGTAACTGATGGCTTCTGCATCCCCGAAGCCCATTTTGATTTTCGATTCGAGTTCTTCTTTGGTGGCTTCGAGTTTGGCAAGTTCTGCTTTTACCACTTTCAGTTGATTGCAGGCCGAGAGGATGTCATCGCTAACCTCAATGATTTTTCCCTCCGTATGGCGGGCGTATTTCGTGATAACGTCCGTAACGGTAGTCGCATCCGGTTCCACGTTTCCGATGATGTTATCAACCCAAAAGCGTTCAACCTCCTCAATCATCCATCCGAAGAAGTCCGGAACAAATGCGATGTCCTTGTACCCGAATTCTCGGCCGGAACAGAGCCAAGCCAGCGAACCTTGCTTAAATTCCGAAACTCCGAGCAGGTATTGAACCTGGCAGAACCAATGCTTCGGCAGGTCGTCGGGGTCGATTGACATTTGGGTTGTTTTACACTCCAATATCCCTTTGTTGTTCGGGTTTCGGTGGCCGTCCAGCCAATAAGTACGGTCGGGGGAGGCTTGCAAGAACCCTTTTTCGTTGTTCTTGAACAACCAATCTCCGGCTGAACTTTTGATGACCTCTCGGCCTGTTGCGTCAGCCCAAAACTGCGATACGGCATCTTCGAGATAATGCCCGGCTTTCATCGCAAAGGTTTCGTCTTTGGGGGCGTCCAGCCCTTTTTTGCGTCTCCATAGCTGGTAAGGAGTTTCCCACGGATTGAGGCCGAGGATTGTCGCTACTTCGGAACTACCGATACCGTCTTTGCGGTATTCGAGCCATTCGGCTCGGTCTTTGGGTCGTATTACTGTATTGCTCATACTAATTTACGTCTTTAATGGTTTGGGAAATTGTATCTATTGCCGCAACTTTTGTGGCCTTACGGAGTAGGTCGATGAAATCGGAGTGTTGGGTAATGGCATTTGCAAGGGAGGGCACGAGCATCCCTTCTGAACCAACAACCCCTATGAGAGATGCGCTGGTGCGTTTACCCCCCCCCTCGGATTTTGCGATACATTCAGAGGTAATAATGATTACGCTCCGGTTTTCTTTGTTTTCCTCCTGCCACTTTTGCAGGTCTTTTACGATGTTTTGAATATCCATTTCTGTTAATTTTGAGGTTTTGAAAATAGGGAGGGTGAAAATCCCTCCCTGATATTTTTATTTGCGGGTTAAGTTGAAATCAGCCCATAATTTGATGAACTGCTTTCCGCAGTAAATGGCGAGGTCGCTGCTCCGCAAGCAAAGGCGAGAGCCGAGGCACGCAATCGTATGCGAGGGGGCGCTACCCGAATACGCAGAGCCGAAGCCCGCATATTCAGTTACATAGTCAGCGGTGTCAATCATTCGCCGCTCCTGCTTTTCCCCGTTGCCCATGTCGTCGAGTTCCGCCTGTGTGTAGAGGTAAAACCAAGGATAATACCGCCACTCATCCTCTGTAAACTGTGGTTCCCAGCCCTCGTTTAAGGCAGCGCAGATGATGCGGAGTTTGAGATACGCCAGCATATCAGGGCTGATGTTGTCGGATTGGGCGCAAAACGCTCGGGAATCGCATACAAATGGGTGGTTGCTGTCGAGTGCAGCCATTGCGTCCTCGAACGTCTTGATACGCTCCGTTACTGGGCGGTCGTCTTTGGTTGTTACCGCATCGCCGAACAATGTGGCGAGCGGTTTTTTCGTGTTGTCGTCAGCTTGTTTGTACGCTGCTTCGAGATTCGATTTTTTGATTTCTACGTTATCCATTGTTATATTGAATTATGCTCTTTCGAGCGGTTATTTTTTTGTTACTTCGCCTGTTTCGGGATTCACGGCCTCCGATGTTTCGGAGGGTTGTCCGCCACCTTGTGTTGCAGCCGTAGCTGCGGCGGCAGCCTCTGCCACCTTGCGGCGTTTGGCCTCGGCTTGTTTTCGGGCGTCCTCGGCCAACTTCTCTGCGTCGGCGGTGTTCTGCTTGAATGTTTCGGCTACGGTCGTTGTGCCCTCCTTTATGGCGTTTTTCAAGCCGCTCAACTCGAACACCATTTCGCTGGTGATTTCCTCGATACGTTTCACGCCGCAGTAGGTGAGGATGTCCGTCTGCGATACACCCAGTTTGCCGAAGTAGGCAATCATATTCTGCCTGCGGGTTTCGAGGTCTATGGCTTTGCCGAGCGCAACCTGTTTGATTTCGTCGATGACCCGTTTTGTTACGGCTTTGGGAACTACTTTCAGAACTGCATTTCGGAAAGCGATTGCCGATGCTGCGTTGCCGGTTGTAACCTGCATATCTTCCGAGTAGGTTTTGCCGCTTTTGTCCGTGATACGGCGTTTCACTTCGACCGAAACGGCAAGATTGGTTTCAAGGTCATGGCATACGCCCTGTGCCGTGATCGTCTTGCCGTCGTTGCCGATGATACGGGTTTGTACCCGCATATTTCCCCACGCTCCGGCGATAATCTCTGCGAGGCGTACCGATACGCCCTCGATGAGTGTCCCCTGTCGGCGCAGGGCATAGAAACAATCTTCTGCCGTCGAATTGTCGAGCGTGGCGATTGTCTTGATGTTGTTCAATGCCCCGTAAATATCACGAGGGTACTGCTTTGCGGTGGCGATTTGGGTATCTACCTCCGCCCGGTTGATTGCTTGCAGCATCTCAGCCTGTTTGATTTCGATGATGTCACTCATAATTGCTGATTTTTTTTGCCCTCTTACAGCTTCGGGCTTTGCTTGCGCTGGGGGCAGGGTTCGAACCTGCGAAATAGAGGTGGCGAAGTCCGTGAGCGCACTTAAATCACCACCTTAGCGTAATGCCGCCTCGCCTCCCCAGCCGGTTTATAATTGCAGTTTGGATTGCCCCAATTCATTCATGCGTGTCCCTTTCTGCGGCAGCGGGTATTGGTGGTAGTAGGTTTTCCAACGCCGCCCGTCCTTTTCGTTCCAATAGCTTTGTATGTCGAATCCCTCGCTTTTGAGGAGCGATACAATTTTGCGGAAATCGACGGTTTTGCCGATGCGGTTTCCCTGTGCCGTTGTCATCCTGATTCCGGATTCAAAGGCTGCCCGGATGCGGGCTTTCGCTGTATTGAGGCTATCGTCCATAACTCACTTTTTTTTGTTGATTGCTGTGTAGGTGGTGGCTGCACTTTCAATCTCGGTGTTTGTTTGTATCTTGTTTTGCAGCATCCAATCTTCGATTTCCTCTTTCTTGAAATAGAGAGTACGTCCGTTGGGCTTGTAGTGCGGGATTTTTTGCCCGCTTGTCAGGCGATATATGTGCCCTTTCGTGAACCCTGTTATTAGGGCAACATCATCTATCGTCAGGACGTTTTTTGCCCCCAATAGGGCTATTTTTTCGAGCCGGTCTATTTTGGAGGTTAGTTCTTGAAATTCCTCCGAGCGGTGTTGTTTGTCTTTATCATTCATTGCGTTAGTCATAATCAAGTCCGTAAATATCTTCTATGCTACCTGCCCCGTAGCATTCTTCGCAACTTTCAACCTCTCTTGCATCGGCGGGCAGCAGGGCGTATTCTTCCTCGGAGATTCGGTCTCCGTTCTCGTTGTAGTAGATTTCGCCCGTTCCGTTGCAGGCAGGGCAGGTTATCATTCGAGGTTCCGGTGTGCAACTTGGGCAACCGGGGTATCCGTTACATACCGGGCAACTCATATCTCACAATCATTTTCATCGTCCATATCAGGCAGCAGTCCTGCTTTATCGAGCCTTTTTCCTACGAGGCAGCATAACCCCAGCGATGCCAGCCCAATTCCTTTCAGCAAGCAGAATTTTCCCAAAGCCATATCGTCTATTGGTTCGCCGGAAAGCCAAATGATGGATAGGATTCCCCATAAGCCTATTGCATACAGGCGGGTATATTTTGCGATTGTCTGTTTGTTCTTTTTCATAAAGCCGCAACCGTTGATTGAGCGATAATTTTCTGATAGTTATGCAAAAGCCTCACGAGCCGTCGATTTTCGCTGTTGAGTGTTTTGTTCGAGGCTTCGAGAGCCGTGATGTACCGTTGGTCGTCCATACCATTGCGGGAAACCGAAACCGGTTCCGTCTGTATCTGTTGTTGGGCAGCAGCCCGTTTTGACGCAGCTTTTTTCTCCCAATACCGTTGCTGGTATTTCTTGTTGTACTCGTACTTGGCTCGTGCAGCTTCGGGGCTTAACTTTGTACTCATAATTTTCCCTCCCTTTTAAGCCGTTTTTCGGCTCTTTTACGCATAACCCAAATAGTTGATGAAGAATGGATGTTGTACTTCTGCATCAAATGTTGGGTTACGCCTGTTGCACTTTGTCCGGGAACGGACATTAACTCGTTCCATTCGTTGTAGATAGCCATATCTTTGGCTTCCTGTTCCTCTTGATAGGCCGTTTTGAAAACCTTTTGTTCCATTATTTTTGCATTTACTGTTTGGTTTATTTTCGATTTCAAATTTTTCTTCATATTTTTGAATGCGGTTTTATTAAAACCCGTGTGCAAATATAAACTTTGTTTCGATTTCAAACAAAATTTTCGACACAAAGTTGCGATTTAATTTTAAGTTAGTTTGCAAATGACAGAAACACAAAGGGTTAAAAAGGTGATAAATTGGCTCGTTTTTATGGAATACGCCGAAAACGAGCGAGAATTAGCCGAGAAGTTAGGCTATACAAAGTCATCATTCTCACAGATAGTAAATGGAAAAGTGCCTTTGTCGGAAAGATTTGTGCAGAAATTGGCGTCTGTCGATAGAAATATAAACGAAGTTTGGATAATGACAGGCGAGGGCAATATGCTGAACTCCGTGGAGGCGGGAACAAGTGTCGTAACTATTCCGGCAAATGTTTGGGAGGTGATACAAACGCAGGCCGAAAGCCTGAAAAGCAAGGACAAGCAGATAGACG